GCTATGCTATTAAAGAAACAAAATGCCATAAAGTCTGCTCAAGAAACTCACGCAGAATATTCCAAAAAGGTTGATAAGGATTTAGCTAAATTTATATCTGGAATAAAGAAAGAAGGAAAGGCTCTTACTGATGCAGAGCAAAAAGAGATAGATAGAGCCGAAACCGTTGCTTTCGATAAGAAGATAAAATCTGGCACTAGATTAACCGAAGCTGTTACTACGATAGAGGAAGAATACTCAAAGCTATTTCCTTTTTGGAGTAAAATGGCAGCAGTAAGGAAAGCTGCTATAGGAGAAGAAAAGCCTATAGAAAAAGGCGAGGAGTTTACTTTAGCTGAAGGTCTTCAGCAGTATATGAAAGTTCAATCTGCTATGACCAACTTTATGAGTGGAGAGTTTGACAGGCAACTAACTATAGAGCAAAACAAGACTAATGCTTTAAATAATGAACTTAATCAAAGGCTTTTGAATGAGAACTTATCTAAAGATGAAAGAGAGAGAATACAGTTACAGATAGGTAGAAATGACGAAAAACTAAGAAAGAAGCAGGAAGCTATAGAGAAGAAAAGGTTTAAGTTAAATAAAGCAGCGAATATAGCTCAAGCGACTATAAGTACATACTTGGCAGCTAATAAAGTTCTTGTTGATACTAAAGGGGGTACTGTGGCTAGATTTGTAGCTATGGCAGCAACAATATCTGCTGGTTTGTTAAATGTAGCAGCTATAGCTAGACAGAAGTTTCAGTCTTCAGCAGGTAGTGGAGGTGCTATAGGAGCAGGTGCAGGTAGAAGTGGTAGTGGTGGAGAAGGTAGAGAGTTTAACTTCAACCTAGCAGGTAGCACACAATCAAATCAATTAACACAATCAATAGCTAGTCAATTAAGCCAACCAATACAAGCTTATGTAGTTTCATCAGAAATGACAAGTCAACAACAATTAGATTTAAGTATATCCAATACAGCAACAATAGGTTAAAATAATAATTATGGAAGATTTAGACATTATAGAATTAATAATAGACGAAAACAATTTAGAGGATGGAATAGAAGCTATCTCTCTAGTAGAAAGTCCTGCAATAGAAGAAAACTTTGTAGCTTTAAGTAGACACAAAGTAGAGTTCAAATCTGTAGATGACGAGAAAAGAATTGTAGTAGGACTAGCTCTAGTTCCAGACAAGGAAATATTTAGAAAAAGTGGAGACTATGCTTACAAGATAATGTTCTCTAAAGAGACTGTTAAGAAGGCATCTGAACTTTACCTTAAAAGACTAAAGAACAACAATGCTACCATAGAACACGAACTAGTAGTAAAGGGAGTATCACTTATAGAGTCTTGGATAGTAGAAGACCCTAATATGGATAAAACTAACCTATACAAGTTAGATGCTCCAGAAGGTGCTTGGGCAGTGGTTATGAAGATTGATAACGATGAGATATGGGAAGATGTAAAACAAGGTAAGTATCTTGGTTTTAGTATAGAAGGTTTCTTTAGTCAAAAAGAACAAGAGAAGTTATCTTTATCTGAAGAAGACGCTGAAGCTCTAGAATTACTAAACGAAGTACTAAACAAATTAAAAGATGAGTAGAAGAAAAGAACAAGAGTGGAGTAGAACATCTCCAAAGAACAAGCGAAGAGGATGTCTATGTAAAGACGGAAGTAAGTATAGCAGAGAGTGTTGTAAGGGTAAAATGATTAATCAAGGAATAGGAAACATTTAATCAAAAATACAACAATATTTATATTACTAGTTATTAGTATTAGTTAGTATTAATAATAAATTTTAATTTATGAAAAGTCCAAAAGAAATTGTAGATGCGTTCAAAAGCATTTTACTTTCTTCTGAAGAAGTAGTTGAAACACCTGTAGAAGAGGTTGTTGAACTAGCTGAAGAAAAAGTAGAACAAGCTGAGGAAGTTATCGAAGAAGCTCCTGTAGAAGAAGAGGTTATTTCTGAAGATTCAGATATTGAATCATTAAAAAAGAAATACGATTCTTTATACGAAGAGTTAAATTCATTAAAGGCTTCTGTTAGTCAAATGATGGAAATCGTTTCACCTTCAGAGGAGAAAGACGTTCCTGCTGAGTTATCAGAGGAAGTAGAAATTAAGGAAGAAGTTACTGAGTTATCTGCTGAAGCAGAAGAAATAGTACATTCTCCAGAAGCTCAAGTAGAGCAAAAACAACAACACTTATATTCACAAAGCAGAAGTAGAACTGTGAAAGATTCAATCTACAACAAACTATTTAATAAATAAAAAAAAGATGGCAACAACAACTTCAATTACAACAACTTACGCAGGAGAAAAAGCAGCAGGGTACATCTCAGCAGCTTTATTATCTGCAAATACTATCGAAAATGGTGGTATTACTGTTAAACCAAATGTAAAGTTCAAGCAAGTAATCAAGAGACTTTCTACCACAGACTTAATCGCTGATGGAAGCTGTGATTTCGCTGCTACTGATACTGTTACTTTAGACGAGAAAATCTTACAACCAGAGGAATTCCAAGTTAACTTAAACTTGTGTAAATCTGATTTTAGAGATGATTGGGATGCAATATCTATGGGATATTCTGCATTTGACAACTTACCTCCTTCTTTCCAAGAGTTTTTAATCGCTGAGATTATTGCTAAGATTGCTGAGAAGAATGAGAAAAATATCTGGATGGGTGCTACTGCAACTGCTGGAGAATTTGATGGATTAGTAGCTTTAGCTACTGCTGACGGAACTGTAAACGATGTAGTAGGAACTACTGTTACTTCTGCTAACGTAATCGCTGAAATGGGTAAAGTAGTAGATGCTATGCCTTCTGCATTATACGGAAAGTCAGATGTAAAATTATACGTTGCTCAAAACGTTTATAAAGCTTATGTAAGAGCTTTAGGAGGATTTGGTGCTGACGGAGTAGGAGCTGCTGGTTACGAAGCAAAAGGAAATAACCAAGCTATCAACTCATTATTATTTGATGGAGTAGAGGTATTCTTAGCAAACGGATTAGACTCTAACTATATGTACTTAGCTGAAGCTTCTAATATCTTCTTTGGAACAGGATTATTATCTGACCACAACGAAGTAAAAGTATTAGACATGGCTGACATTGATGGTTCACAAAATGTACGTTTCGTAATGAGATTTACTGCAGGTGTACAACACGGATTTGGTTCAGACATCGTTCTTTACACTCCAGCTTAATTAACTGATTATTAACAATAACCCTCCTCTTTTATGGGGAGGGATATTAAAAACCAATACAACAAATGGCTTGTGATTTAACATTAGGAAGAAAAGAAGTATGTAAAGATTCGGTTGGAGGTATAAAAGCTATCTACTTATCGAATTTTGAAGATACTACTACTGCTAGTTACACATTTGATACTACAAATACAGACGTTATTGATGCTGTATCTGGAACACCAAACGTATACAAGTATGAAGTAAGAGATGCTTCTTCTTTCACGCAAAATATTCAGTCTAGTGCTGATACAGGAACTACTGCCTTCGAACAAGTAGTTGAATTGACATTGAAAAAATTAACTATTGAAGACAACAAAGAATTAAAATTACTTTCTTATGGTCGACCAAGAGTTATTATTCAAGACCAAAATGACAATTACTTTTTAGCTGGATTTGAAAATGGCTGTCAAGTAACTGCTGGTACTATCGTAACAGGACAAGCAATGAATGACCTTAGTGGTTATACATTAACTTTAACTGGTATGGAAAAGAGACCTGCAAACTTCTTAGACTCTGACCCTGCAACTGTAGGATTTACCGTTGTAGTTCAAGCATAGTTTTTCAGTTTACTTTATGTTTTTAGTTTAGGTCTACTTCGGTAGACCTTTTCTTTTGTAATAAAAACAAAAAAACGAATATACGTTATAAGTTTATGATTAGATTATTGCCAACATCAAGCTCACAAACTTTTTCTATATTGCCTAGAACATTAGATACAACAGGTATCAATGCTACAATAAGAGAAGACGGAACAGGCAACGTAGTAACAATTTCAAATGTTACAGCATCAGTCAACAATGACTACATAGATATAACTCTATCTTCAGACAAGTTTATAGCTGAAAGAGCCTATGTTCTAGAAATGACTAGAGGTGCAAATTTATGGTATAGAGACAAGATATACGTTACAAGTCAAACAGACACGGATATCTACCATACTATAAGTACAGACTATTACGAAGAGAACGATACTGATGGCGATGATAAATACATAACAATATAATGGGTAAAATAAATATTAAAAAGAATTATTCAGTAAGTAAACCAAAGACGTATACTAAGAACTTTAGTGTAGTTGAATTATCTACCTATGAGATGCCTAAGGCTGTAGAAAGAAAAGGAGATAATTGGGTTAGTTGGGGAGAAGACAATAATCACTTCGGCAGACTAATAGACTTAAACTTAGGTAGTCCTACCAACTCAAGATGTATCAAAGGTATATCTGATATGATTTATGGTAGAGGATTAGAATGTACTGATAGTAAAGAAAAGCCTGTAGAATGGGCAGAGACTCAATTAATATTTAAACCTAAAGATATTAAAAGAATAGTAAACGACAGAAAGGAGTTAGGAATGGCTTCTATCCAAGTTGTTTACAACAAAACAAAAAAGAAAGTATTAAAAGCATTACACTTTCCAATAGAAACACTTAGGGCTGAAAAAGCTGTAGATGGAATTATAAAGGCTTGGTATTATCATCCTAATTGGGCTGAGTACAAAAGAGGCGATAAGCCTAAAAGAATACCTGCTTTTGGTCAAGGTGGAAAGAAGGAAACTTCTGAGATATTTGTATCTAAACCTTATCAAAGTGGATTTTGGTATTATACTCCTAGTGACTATCACGGATGTTTACAGTACTGTGATTTAGAGGTAGAGGTATCTAACTACCATATCAACAATATAAAAAATGGTTTACAGCCTAGCTTATTCATTAATTTCAATAACGGTATTCCTCCAGAGGAGACTCAAGAAATAATAGAAAGTAAGATAAACGATAAGTTTGGAGGAACAAACAATGCAGGTAGAACAATCATAGCTTTTAACGAAGACAAAGATAGTTCAGCAACTATAGACCCTATACACTTACCAGATGCTCACGCACAATATCAGTTCTTAGCTGATGAAAGTAGAGAGAAGATAATGTTAGGACACGGAATTGTATCTCCTATTTTGTTAGGTATTAAAGACAACACAGGTTTTGGTAACAATGCAGAGGAATTAAGAACTGCATCTATACTTATGGATAACTTTGTTGTTAGACCTTTCCAAAAGGATTTGTTAGATGACTTCTGTGAGATATTATCTGTAAATGAAATATATCTAAACCTTTACTTTGTTACTTTACAACCTATTGAGTTTACAGAACTAGATAACATATCTACTAAGATTAAGCGAGAAGAAGAAACAGGAGAGAAGTTAAGTTCTCAAGAAGAACCAAGTGACTTCTCTGATGAAGAAGGAGATGATATGCTAGAGCAGTTAGAGGGCTTAGGAGAGGTTTTAAGCGATGATTGGGAGGTTATACATACTGAGAAGTATGCTGAGGAGTTAAGTGAGGTTAAAATGGCTGAAATTAAGTCTAGCAATAAATCATCTAAAGAAGATAGTGATATCTATAAAATTAGATATGCTTATATGCCTGTAAGAAAATCTCCTAACAGCAGAAAGTTCTGCAAGAAGATGGAAACGTTTACAGAGAGAAAGATAGTATTTAGAAAGGAAGATATTAATATGATGTCTTTTAGAGGTGTAAATAGTGAGTTAGGTCATAACAGACAGAACTATAGTTTGCTAAAATTTAAGGGCGGTAAAAACTGTCATCATTTTTGGGAGCTTAGAGTTTATAAGTTGAAAGGAGATAAAAGAACAGACCCTAATTCGGCTTACGAGAAAGGTTTAAAAGAACCTAACAATCCAAGTGAGATGACTGAAAGAATGATTGATAGACCAGACAGAGGGGCTTATCCAACAAATAAAAAATAAGATATGGCAACTAAAGCATTATTTATAACATTAAATGACTTAAAAAGAAAGTCTATTATATCTGGAAATACAGATGATGATAAGCTAATACAATTTGTAGAGGTTGCTCAAGATTTGCATATCCAAAACTATTTAGGTGGAAACTTATACGACAAGCTACAGGACTTAATACTAACAAACACACTTGATGATGCTGCTAACGTTAACTACAAGAATTTAATTAATCAGTATGTAAAGCCTATGTTGATTTGGTTTAGTCAAAGTTCTTACCTGCCATTTGCTTCTTATAATATTGGTAATGGAGGTATCTATAAGCATATTGGAGATAACAAACAAGCTATAGATAAAGATGAGTTAGTACACTTAATGGGTAAAGTTAATGAGACTGCTGACTTTTATACTAGGAGATTTTTAGATTATATGGATTACAATAACAATCTATTCCCAGAATATAACACATCTACAAATGAGCAGATGAGTCCAGATACAGATTCTAATTTCTCTGGAGGTATATTTTTAGGATAGTATGAAGAAAAAGATTTATAAACCAAAAGACTCCAA